CGCCTGATGCTAGATTTCCTGCGCCCTGGTTTGTTCCATCATTAAATAGGTTACTGCAACTTGTCCAGATATAACTTTTTGTGTTTAATGCACCAGAAACTCCAGGTATTAGATTATTGTTTACATCAAATACATATCCTGCTGGGGCAGTAAACTTAGCAAGTGTTCCTTCTTTAAAGTACTTTAAGTTACTGCTGGTATAACTGCTGACAGTCTGTGGATTGCCGGTGCTATTTTTAAGATATCCAGTGCAAACACCAGTGCCAATTGTTGTCTGATTCCAGGTAACACCAAGGCTACTTAAATCAATTCTTTCATAGTTTTCCAGAAAGTAGTGATACATTGGTTTGGCTTGCATTACAGTTTCAACTCTGGTTGATAGTGTATTGCTGATGTCACTGTCAGTTACAAAGGTAAAGCTAAATGTAGGTCTAGTGTCTTCTCTATAAAATATTCCGTCCTCAGCAAAGATATTGGTTGAACTATACTTACCAGTTGTATCTCTAACATCCAAGTAACGACTAACGCCGCTGCTGGTTCTGTTAACTGCCTTACTCTTAATAACATTGTTGTAACTAGTAAAAGGATAAATCTGATAGTCTTCACCATTAACCATACGGTCCTGTGTGTAGTATTGCTGCTGTGCTCTAGCTTTAACATCGTTTAGGTTTTCTCTAGCACTAGCATTTGCTACAGTCTGTTTTAAACTCATGTTCACTGTAAGTGTTTCAACCTGTGAACTGTGACTTACATACGGAATACTTAATGCAACATTGTCCATGTCTGCTGGGCTAATCTTATATGTAAATCCATTGCCAACACGGAAATAAACTCTGTAGTTACCTTTGGGAATATTTGAAAATACCCCGTCACCAAATACAAGACTAATTCTATCTGCACTACGGCTTTGTACGCTATACAGTGTTTTAATGTCTTTGTTTAGGCTGTTAAAGATAGCATTGTTGCCAGTAACAGCAGGAATCTTTGTCCATCTAGTGCTTTCGCGACCATTGCTATCAAGTTCATATAACCACACATCGTTGTTTTCAATTCCATTAACCTCAACTTCAACAACACGGTTTGGCAATGCTTCATCAATACTAAAATCCAGTGTCTGTAATGTACCTTGTTTAAAGTAGAAGAAGAAGCCAGTGTTAACACTGTTAAATCCACGAGTGTCGTTTCTATAGATTGTATTAATAGTACTACCAGGTTTAGGTGAAACCTCGTACAAATAATCTGTACCACTGTAGGTACCGTTAACAATTTCAAAAGGAAACTCTTGTGTGCTCACATCGTTTCTAAAATCGTACACTGGGATGGTATTAGGCACTGTGCTAATATTGTATTCTTGAATCTGAATTCCGCCTACAGTAGTTTTAAGAGCAGGGTTGCCGAATCTCTGTGTCTTAACCATGCTAGCGTTCATAATAGTAGTAAACTGTTCTAGGAAGTCTGGATTGGTTTCATCGCCCCAAAAAATCTCTGTATTCTCAAGACTGTTACCATTGCTGTCAATGATAACTTCTGTTGTAGATACACTATCAATCTTCAGTAGTCCGCGGGCAACTTGGCTACGCTTGGGGAAGTAGTTGAGCATCTTAGCAAGGCGGAGAATACTGTCTCTACGCTCTGCTGTCTCAAGGAAGTTTTCTCTAGCGTTTAAATCTGTTCTAAAACTCAAACTCTGTGCAACATAAGCAATCATATCAATAAGTGCTACATATTCACTGGATTCAATGTAATCGTTAAAATCTTCTGGATAGTAGTTGCGCAGATAGTCAACCATGCTCTTACGAATAGTCTGGAAATCGTAACTCTGAAAGTCGATTTCCTTGAATGATTCGTAAACTTTTTTCCAGTCTTCAGTAGCAAACAAATTGCTTGATCGTGTAGTATGTGCCATAGATTTACCTTCCTATAATGTATTTATAGATGTAATAAACTACTACTATTAAAGGTTAACTTACTGTGCCGTCTTGTCTATCAAAATTGATAACAAGGCTTTCGCTTTTGTTAGTCTGCACATAAACTAGGTTTATTTGTGCTTGAAGCCCGTTTTCGTACTCATCAATAACAAGTTGTTGTAATGCTACCCTGGGATCTTGTTTAATAGTTGCTGTAACTTCCTCAATAAGTAAATTTTTTACTTCTTCTGTCAGTGGTTCCATAACTAAATCTAATACACTACTACCATACCCTGGGTTTCCTACTTTTTCACCTTTGCGTATGGCCAAAGAATTTAATAACCCGCGTTTAATTAGTTCTGTATCTTCTAATCTACTAGATGAGAAATCCCCTTCTAGTGTGCTAAACCCTCTATACATTGCCATTTTATATCTCTCCTTTAAAAGGTAATTCTTCCGCTACGCACTTCGTTGTTAAATGCACGGATCAACGCACCGCCTGACAACCCAGATGATCTTCTAAAATTATCTATTGCTGTCTGTCTTCTCTGAGCAGTGTCTGCTTGTTGCTGAAGGCCAGCTACTCTTGCTGCTTCTTGTTGTGCTGATGCACTTACAGTTGTAGATTCACCACCAGTTACAGTTGTATTATTTGTAGAGCTGACGACATCCCATTCTTCTTTTACATCATCTTGACTAATATCACTGTACCAGTTGTCTGTATAACCAACGCTGTCAGTGCTTTTTGACATATTAGAAGCCGCCGCTCCTTTCTGGAACCAGCCAGTTAGTTCTTTAGACATGTCTTTGTCTTGTGTGACGTTTACTGTTCCTACAATTGGCCGCGGCTCAATAATTCTACTTTCACGAAAGTCTCCTGCAACTTCTGCGTTAGTGGCGCGGGTAACCATGACCATCCCAGCAATAGTATCTTCATCATCGTCATCCTGGATTGCACCGCTGAATACTGCATCCTGGTAATCATCCACAACATCTGTTAAGAATAAATCTTCCTGGATATTCTCTGCATCCATGAAAGCATCTAAACTGTCAATGCCAAGTTTGCCTTGCCACATACGGGGGTTAGCAAGTTCACCGTTAAAGAATGTTTCAGGTTTTACAAATCCGTTCTTAACCAGTGATTCTGCACTGGTACCATATTTGCCAACAGCACTAGTTACTGGATCAATATGCGTTAGCAATCCTCCACTGCCTACTTTTTCAACTGTGGCGGCGGCTACATTTTTAATAGTATTACTAGGTAATTTACCTACATTGATACCAACATCCGGCTGTTTTAAAATTGTTGCAGCGGATACTGTTTCTTTGTTTGCAACTTGTTTAGTTTGCTCAATACCAGTGCTTGCGGTTTTTATAGGCTGTTTAGGCTTGTCAAGTTCAACAGTTCCGCTTGTAGGAATTTTACCAACTTGCACTGACCTTAACACTGATTCCTGTGTAGTAACTTTATGTTCAGCAAAAGGCTCATGTGTGGGAACTCTGTCCACTGTAGTCTTAAGTGTGCCTGTGGATTCCCAGAAACCCTGTGCATTAATCTTTGTGTCTGCTTTATCAAGTTTAGGAGCAGCGGTTTGCTTTGCGGCGCCTGAGGCAGTCCCTTGTAATGCCAAACAACTTGCTTGTAGATCCATGTTGCCACTTGCTTTAATTCCTACTTTACTGCCTTCTACATTTAATGTTGACCCACTTTTAATGTCAATGCTCTTTGCACCATACATTTGTGCTTGCCCATCACTGTACATGTGAGCAAGTGTGCCACCTTCTAGTTGCAGTGTTTTGCCTGCTACTAGTTGAATATTATTTCCGGCATGCATCTTAATACTGGAGTCAGCATGCATGTTAATGCTTTTACTTCTCAGGTTAATATTAGTCTGACTATAAATGTCAAGCTGGCCTGATGCATCCATTTGCACCCAGGAGGTACCTTTACTGTTGCCAATGTAGATTAAATCTTCTGTGTCGTGCAATAATATCTGATGCCCAGCGGCAGTTCTAAATCTTATAAGGTTGTTGTTACCCTCAATATCACCATCGTCCATTACAAGACTGTGACCATGTTTTCTTGCAACTCTGCCTTCAACTGCATCTGCTTCTGATTTAGTTAAGTCAGCATTGTTTTTTAACTTGCCAATAATATTTTTATTGTCTGCAACATCGGTACTATTTTTGTCAATGCGTCTGCCCTTGGTTGTAATACCAAACAGTTCACTGGGAGTTTCACGCATATAGTTGCTGCTGGTTAATCCTCTGATCTGATCTTCGTCTAAACCCTGTGTTTTTAAAATTCTGTGTGTATTACTATCAAAAGATCTTTTAGGAGTTAAATAATTTGTTATCTTGTCTGTAGGGTTATCTTTGTCGTTAAATTCACCACCTGGTGCTAGTTTGCCTCTGATTTGACCTGCTTGTGTGGTAACATTTTCTGTCATAGCAGGCTCAGGGATACTTTGCATCATGTAAGTGTCAGGGGCACATGCAAACCAGAACCCGTCCTGGTTTCTGCCTTCTGGAAAGAAACATAAAACTTTAGTGCCTATGTCAGGACAAGGATAAATCATACCAGCAGTATTTTTTGTGGTTACGGAACTATCACCAGATCCTTGTACTTCTGTTCTGCTGTAAAATGGGGTGCAGTATTTTACTTGACGCCACTGAGATTTATCGTTTTCTCTGCTTCTATCAGCAAAGGTAGGAACGAAAACCATAAGGTTACCCATGCTAGCGGGATGCGCATTTACTTTAACAACACCTATAACAATACCTTTTTCTTCTCTTACACCACGAGTGTTTTGAGTTTGAAAATCAGCATCGCCGCCTTTTGCTCCACTGCCAAAATCTCTACTTCTTGCCATCGTTATTCCTTGAATATATTTGCTATGTCACTAATAGTGATAGTTCTGTTGTCGTCTAATAACAAAGGTGGTTCTTCATCACCAATGCCTTCTTCAAATTGTCCTTGATCATTCTCGTCAGCCAACCTTTGTAACCTATTAGCCTGAAACCCAGTAACGATACTATCGCCCACAGTGGACAATAAGGTAGTGCCTTGACTTATTGATGATTCTAACGGATTTCTACCAGATAGTAACCTGTTAAATAAATTGTCTGACGCATCAGCATTATCTATCTCAGCTTTGTCTTCCCGTTCTTGTAAACTTTCTGTACTCCTAGCTATTTTGCCTTTAATAGGCTGCATTTTTTCTCTAACAGCCATGAGTTTTTGTTCAAATCTGCCGCCAACAAAAGTGCTTGTTGTTGAGATTACTTTATATACTCCGCTAAACTCGCTACTTCCATATTTGTTCTTTTCTCCAGAAAAATCAATAAGTCCAGATATCTCGTCATAGTCTGTTGGAGTCTTTAAATTAAGTTGGATATACGGCGGAGTTAAGTCATAGTTAATAGTCCCGTCTGGAAGAAAGGCATCATTGTAAACTGAA